AGATGGCGAAATAGTGGTTCAACACAAACTGCTAGTAATTATTATGGTGGTTGGAACGCAGCAACAATAACATCTGGTTCAGTTGGTCATACTGGAAATACAGGATGGCAAATATCATATACTCATATTGGTAATGGTTCAAACAATGGAAACTATCCATCAAATACCATTATATATTTTCATAGACCTACAGAGAATAGACCATCAATAACTTTTACTTCTACAAATTGGGATGGCACCGGTCAAATGAGAGTATTAGTTGGTGGTTCAAATTATTTTGGTGCTTATTCAGCAGATGGTTTTGAATATTCAGATAGTTCTGGTGGTAATATGACTAATTCTGGTGAAGTAACAATTTATGGTTTAAAAAATAGTTAAGGAGTAAAATATGAAAAAATTACATAATGGACAAGTTGTTGATATGACAGCAGAAGAAGTAACTGAATTAGAAAATTTAGTTGCTGAGGCTAATGCACATAGACAAGCAGAAGAAACAGCTAAACAAGCTAAAGAAACTGCACAAGCTAGTGGCAATCAAAAGCTATTAGACTTGGGATTAACACAAGCTGAAGCAACTGCATTAACTGGTTATACACCACCTAGCGAGGTTTAAACCTCATGACTAGAGCAAAGGATATTGCAACAGTTTACCAAAATGCAAACACAGCAGACGAGTTTGTAAAACTTGATGGTTCTGCTAGACTTCCTGCTATTGATGGTTCTCAACTAACTGGTGTTGCAGAAACAAAACCTACTATTAGTTCTGTATCTCCAGACACTATCACTAATGCTCAAACTTCAATCACAATTACAGGTGCTAACTTTGTATCAGTACCAAGAGTAGAAGTATTGAATCCTTCAACTGGTATTTGGTATAATGCAGACACAGTTACATTTAACAATTCAACTTCTTTAACAGTACAATTTACTTTAGCAGTAGATGCTGAATATAAAATTAGAATAGAAAATCCTAATGGTCTAGCTGTATTATCATCAACAAATATTTTAACAGTATCAGATGCTCCAACTTGGAATACTGCTGCTGGAGATTTAGGAACTATTGCTGGAGATTTTTCTGGTACAGTTGCTACAGTATCAGCTACTTCAGATAGTGCTGTTACTTACTCAGAAACTACAGATGTATTAACAAATGCTGCTCAAGCAAATTGTTCTTTAAATAGTTCAACAGGTGTGATAACAACAACTGACTTTGGTGGTAGCTCTACAACAGCAACAACTTATAATTTTACAATCAGAGCAACAGATGCTGAAGGTCAAACAGCAGACAGAAGTTTTAGTTTGACATCATCATTTGGTGCAACAGGAGGAGCGCAGTTTAACTAATGGCATCAACTTATATAACAAGAACTGGAGTAAATTCTGAACAAAAAATATTTACAATTTCTGTTTGGGTAAAAAGAAATAAATTAGGCATTTCAAATACAATTATGGGTGTAGGTAGTGGAAGTTACGCAAGTAAAATATATTTTGATAGTGCTGACAATATAGAATTTTGGAATTATTTTGGAGGTGCATATGCAGGAAGAAAAATAACAAATAGAGTTTTTAGAGATACTTCTGCATGGTATCATTTAGTATTTGCTGTAAATACAACATTAGCAACAGCAAGTGAAAGAATGAGAATTTATGTTAATAATGAAGAAGCTACATATAGCACAAGTTCTGACCCAAATTTAAATCAAACTTTTGAATTTAATTCTGGTTCTTCACATGAAATAGGTAGACAAGTTAGCCAATACTTTGAAGGATGTATGTCTCATTTTCATTTTATTGATGGAACACAATATCAACCAACTGATTTTGGACAATATGATGCTAATGGTGTTTGGACAATTAAAACTTCTCCAAGTGTAACTTATGGAACTAATGGTTTCTTTATTTTAAAAGATGGTAATAGTGTTACAGACCAATCTGGTAATGGTAATAACTGTACAGTTGCAGGTGGTACATTAACGAATACTGAAGATTCTCCTTCAAATGTTTTTTGTACATTAAATCCTTTATCTTGTAATGGTCCATTAGAAGATGGTAATACAACATTTGCTGGAGTAAGTGGTTCAACTACAACTGCAAAAGGAACATTAGGTGTTACAGAAGGTAAATGGTATTTTGAAGCTAAAGTTAGTAGTGATTATCCAATGATTGGTATTGGAAGTATGAACGAAGCAATAATGCAAAATCCAACAGGTGGTGGTTATCCTGGTGGAATACCAAACAGCTATGGAATTTATGGTAATGGTGCTGTTTATGCAAATGGTTCAAATACTGGTAATCAAGGTTTTACATATACAACTAACGATATAATAGGTGTTGCTTTAGATTTAGATAGTGCAACAAAAACAATTGTATGGTATAAAAATGGTTCTCAAATAGCAACTTACAATCTTACAAATACAGGTTCAGATTATCCATTTACTCCATTTGCATATAATGGTGGAGCAACTGCAACTGCAAATTTTAATTTTGGCAATGGCTACTTCGGAACTACAGCAGTAGCTAGTGCAGGAACTAACGCAAGTGGTAATGGAATATTTGAATATGATGTTCCAACAGGTTATACTGCTTTATCAACCAAAGGATTAAATTTATAATGGCTTATACTACAATTAAAAAACCTTCAGATTATTTTAATACAGTAGCTTACACAGGAACAGGAAGTTCTCAAGATATTTCTGTTGGATTTCAAACTGATTTGACATGGATTAAACAAAGGAGTGGTACAGAAAATCATAATATTTTTGATACTGTAAGAACTGCAACTAAAAGAATATCATCAAATCGTACAAATGCAGAAGATACACAATCTCAACAGCTTACAGCTTTTGGAAGTGATGGTTTTACTGTGGGTACAGATGCTGGTGCAAATTTTAATGGTGGAACATACGCAAGCTGGAATTGGTTAGCTGGTGGAACAGGTGTATCAAATACTGATGGAAGCATAACCTCAACTGTTAGTGCTAATACAACAAGTGGATTTAGTATTGTTAAATATACAGGTACAGCAACTAACCCAGAACAAATTGGTCATGGTCTAGGTGTTGCACCTAAAGTAATATTTTTAAAAGCATTAGATGGTGCTGAAAATTGGTTTGTAGATATAAGTGCATTAACTGGTACAACAAATCATTTTTTACATTTAAATCTTAATAATGCTGCATTTACAACATCTAATGGAATACAAAATATAGGAAATTCAACATTTGATATAAATGGTCCAGGTGGACATATAAATTCAGATGGTAGGAATTACATAGCCTACTGCTTCGCAGAAGTTAAAGGCTTCAGCAAGTTTGGTTCTTGGACTGGTTCAACTAATCCATTTATCTATACAGGTTTTACTCCAGCATTTATTCTTGGTAAAAATGCAACTAATAGTGCTGGTTATGATTGGTGGATAGTTGATAATAAAAGAGACACTATAAATGATAATAGTATAAATTTTTTAAGACCAAATGCTAGTGATGCAGAACAAACTGTTACAACTTCTCCAGTAACTTTTTTATCAAATGGTTTTACATTAGGTACTACAGAAAATACATTCAATGGTTCTGGCGAAACTATGATTTACATGGCATTTGCCGAACAACCTTTAGTGGGAGATAACCCAGCTACTGCTAGATAATGAAATTTATATTAGCCTTTAGCATATGTTCTGCTATAACAGGCTATTGTAATAATACCGCAACTTTACCTACAGAGTTTAACTCTTGGTCTGAGTGTGTCGGTGCAGGTGGAAAATTAATAATTAACTTTTCACGAGAAATGGAAACAAGTATAGAAGATAACAAATTATATATGAACTATTTTTGCAACGAGATACCAGACAATGAGAAAGACAGTTAAAAAGAAATCATTAAAATCAGCGATAGAGGATAACAACTCTATTCGTATCTCCTACCATGAAAAGGTTTGTGCAGAAAGAATGAAAACTTTATTCAAAGCAATAGATGAAATGAGAAAAGATATTAGAGATTTAAAAGCAGATGTAAATAAAAGTAAAGGTGGCTTTAGAGTCTTATTACTTATTGGTGGTGCAATAGCTTCCTTGCTAGGCTTCATTAAATATCATGGCTAACAATCGTAGAAAGAAAGCAATAGTAGGATTAACTACTGAACTTGCTGCACAACTCCGACTTGCAAAAGATCCTAATATACTTGTGTTCACACCACTTGGTGGTCTTGGTCCAGTAGATATTGTAACTTTAAATATGACAACTGGTGAGTATACTGCTTATGATGTTAAGGCAAAAAATTACAGAAAAAAAAACAATTATGTTGCACCCGATGGGTACAAAAGAAATCTTAAAGGATCATTTATATCAAGAGGTACGACTAAAGAACAAAAGAAACTAGGAGTGAAAATAATATACGAATGAAATTATCTAAAAATTTTACATTAAAAGAAATGACTAAGTCTGATTTTGCAATCAGAAATGGTATCGCTAATGAACCTAACATGGATCAGATTGTTAAGTTAAAAGAGTTATGCCAAAAATTATTACAACCCGTTAGAGAAAAGTTTGGTCCAGTAATTGTAACTTCTGGTTACAGATCTCCAGAACTTTGTGCCAAGATTGGAAGCTCATTGGATAGCCAACACGCAAAAGCAGAGGCGGTAGACTTTGAGGTAATGGGATTTGATAATGCAGATATTGCTTATTGGATTAAAGATAACATTGAATGTTGGGATCAAATGATCCTTGAGTTCTATACTCCTGGCGAACCTAACTCTGGATGGGTGCATTGCAGCATATCAGATAAACCTAGAAAACAATTCTTGAGAGCATTTAAAGAAGATGGTAAGACGAAATACAAACCAATAATTGGAGACATAAGATAAAATGTGGTTGAAATTATTATCAATGGGTATAAAGACAGGTTCTCACCTGTATCAAAATAGACAAAGAACTAAGATGCTTATGTCTGATGCAGAAAGATTACACGCAGAGAAGTTAGCTAATGGAGAACTGGAATATAAAAAAGAAATTATTGCATCTAATGACAAAGGTTGGAAAGACGAGTTTGTACTTATACTTGTATCTCTTCCTATTTTGTTATTGGTCTATAGTGTTTTCAGCAACGATCCAGATATTAAAGTAAAGCTAGACTTATTCTTTGAATACTTTAATGAGCTGCCAATGTGGTTTCAAATATTATTTGTATCTGTAGTGGGTGCAATTTATGGTATAAAAGGAACTGAATTAATTAAGAGGAAATAATATGTCACAACAAATACCTACAATGTTTGTATCTCAATACAGCAAAAAGAAACCTACACTTTTATCTCAGCAAATGGGTAAGAAGAAAAAGAAAAAAAAATATAAGAAGAAGAAGTAATGGCTAAGCAAAAGTTCACACATTATATACCAAGAGAGAAGCCACCTAAGAGAAGAGGTGTGCATAAAAAATCTCAGAATAAAAATGAAAAGAGACAGAAGAAACAAACAAGATACAAAGGTCAAGGCAGATGATTGATAAGTTCTTATATAATTTTTTTGGTTTGGTAGACTCATGGTTTTATTGGGTAGAAAAACAATTCATTCAACAAAAGAAAAAGAGAAAGAAAAGATGAGAGATACTAAAACTATTGAAATGTATAGTAAGAAATTAGAAAAGAAATTAAAAGAACTAGAAATATTTAAACTTCTAAAGAAAGAAGTAAATCATGGTGCTAATGGTACACAAGATTATGTAATTAAAAAGGGAGTCAATAAAGGTAAAGTTGCGAAATGAAACGACAGCACAACACAGCATTAATTGCTTTGCTTGGCACAATTCTTTTAGGGTTATCCACTTATGTATTGATTACTATTGTTGAATTACAAATTCATATTGGTATGCTTTCAGAAGAGATAATGAATGTTGATAAACAAATAGGAAGAATATATAATTTTATTGATAGTATTAGAGATAGATAATGGCAATAACATATAGAGGCGAAAGATTTTCTGGTTACAATAAACCTAAGAGAACTCCAGGTGCTAAAAAGAAATCTGCTGTTCTTGCAAAGGTAGGAAAGAAAGTTAAGTTAGTTCGATTTGGCGATCCAAAGATGTCAATCAAGAAACAAATACCTGCAAGACGAAAGAGTTTCAGAGCTAGACACAAATGCTCTACAGCTACCAATAAACTAACACCTAGATATTGGAGCTGCAAAGCCTGGTAATTATTTATTGAATAGTTTTAAATATTGCTTTTGTTTTATAAGTAGCTTCCATCCATTTTAAATATCCTTTACCAAAGGTAATATTATATCTTGTGCATTTTCTTTTCTTATCATATTCACCTTTGAAAAGATTTTTAATTTCATTGTAATGTTCTATAGAAACTTTTCTATTTTTAACTTCTATAAAACTATCTTTATTAACACTTACAAAAAGAACATTTTTTAAAGTTTCTTGCGAAAACTTTATTTCTTTAAATAAGCAAGTATATATTTTTTTCATTTTTTACCTTTCGTTTTTTTTTTAAATTATATACAGTATATCATATTGAGATTTTAAAAAAATGTAACATGATGTCGCACCTATGAAAAAAAAAGGTTGGAAAAAACCAAAACTTAAATCATTAATCTGTGGTTACTGTAAAAAATGTAATAAACAATTAATGAGTGATGAAGGTGGATGGATAGTTACTCTTAAAAAAGAATACTTTTGTCATGATGGTAAAGATGGTTCTTGCTTCGATAACTATTGTGAATTAAAATATAAACAACAACAACAGGAGAAACAAAATGCCAATGGTAGGAAAAAAGAAGTTCAGCTATTCCCAAGCTGGTAAGAAAAAAGCAAAAGCATACGCAAAGAAAAAAGGTATGAAAGTTAAAATGAAAGGTAAATATTAATGAAAAAAGGTTATCATAAAACTAAGTCTGGTAAGGTAGCTAAAAAAGGTTTGTACTATAATATTAATAAAAGAAAAAAAGAAGGTACATCAAGATCTAAAAAGAAATCTACTATCAGTTCTAAGGCTTATAAAAATATGAAGTCTGGATTTAAAAAGTAATTCTTTTTAACTCTTCATACTCCTGCCAAATAGTATTACTAGGATTCCAATATCTTTTCTTTTCTTGTTTAGTTTTTAAAGAATGTAAAACTGTTGTGTGATCCTGGTTAAACACCCTAGACATTGATGATATACTTACATTGTATTCTTCATGTAAAAGATTGTAGACAATACTTCTAGCTCTAACAACATCTGAAGTTCTGCCTTTGCTAAACACATCATGCTTACTAACAGTATATCTCTCACAAACTTTATCTACAATTTTAGATACAACTTCTATGTTTGCTTTTTTATATCTAAGGTTAATTTCAGATTTCTTATTGCTATCTACTATTGGTTGCTTCTGCATTAATTTTGCTGCATACAAAAATCCTTCCGAGAACCCTACCTCATATAATCTTTCTTCTTGGTTCGTAAGAAGGTAAAATGCTTTCTTAACTTTGTAGATAAAGTGGTTTTGGTTAATGTTTTTTTTGTGAGTATTGTAGTGTTGACTTACATTTATGGTCATAGATCCCCTACGTTTTTCCTTTCTTTTTTTTCAACTATTAAGTTAATAACTTAACTTGTCATTAACTGTTCTTTTGCCTGCTCTATTTGCCAAAGTAATCTATAAGAATCTTGTTGATACTTATTTACTTTTTGCTTCGCTTCTAGGAACTTCTTGTGCTTTTTTGCTTGAAGATCCTTTAGCTTCTGCAGGCGCATCTTGATGTCTTCCATCATGCTCCTTTGTTACTTTTGCAAAATCAAATCTAAGATTATGGATCTTGCATTCTACAAACTCTCCTCTATTAGAGTTGTTTGCAGCTTTCTTTACATCATCAAAGAGTTCAATCATTTCAAAATGACATTCCCCATTAATAATTCTTTTAAATTTTGTCATATTTTTTTACCTTTTTCAACTTTTTTCTCGATCAAAAAATCTATATACTGTTTAGCTTTTTTAAGATCTTCCACTCCATTTTTTAAATTATATCTCAAAACATACTTAATTATATTTCCGGTACAAAAATCTAATTGGTTCTCAATAATAAAATCAATAGGTTCAATTTTATATTGAGTGTAATGTTTAGGTTCTTTTATATTGTCTGACATAATTTTTTAAGCAAGGTGGGGAAAACGGAAAGGGAAAAAAACCCCACCCTGCTTGATACCCTTTAGCCTAAGTTAAAAGGTATATTCGTTATTACCACCATCACTAGATTTTGCAATATTGTTTTTGCCTGCTCCACTAGGTGTTAAAATTACTGTAAGCTCACCTTCTTTTACATTTCCATCTTGATCTTTAGATGGGAAGGCAGCTTGATTATACCAAGTACCATTTATGTTTACTCCAATGGTCCAGTTCTTATCTGGATGCTTCATATTTTTTGGACCAACATATACTGGAAGTTTATCTGTTGGAGACTTCCAATCTTTATTCTTGGTTAGGTTAATGTATATTTTGTCGGATTTATTATCCATGTTTACTCCTTGGTTATATCAACTACTGTTGATTATTGTTTAGTTTGACTTCATGCGCACTAGAATGATCTCTGATCTGTTCATATGCTTTGAAGTTATTATTTTTAAGATACATAACTTGATCTCTAACTTCATCCTTAACTGATCTAAATTCTTTATCAGTTTTAGTGTTAGAAATTTTTGTCATGATACCTTCTACATCCACTTCATCATCCATGTATGTAGGTTCTGCAGATTGCTCTGTAGAATTTTCTTCAAATGGTTTCGCGTTATAACCATCTTCTAAATCCATTCCTGTTTTTAAATTTAACGCATTTAGGAATGCATACTTTCTGCTGTATGACATTGCTTGACCTGTTCCATATTTATCAAGACCACCCATCGCAGTACATCCATCAACTATAATAAAATTTTTTGGATCATCGATGTCTGTTATTCTCATAGTACAGGTTACAATTACACATTTAGGTGTAACATCTGTAACGTAATTACAAGTCGCATATAATCTATTTTCTAATAGAGCTGCCATAGCAACTCTTTGAACATCATCATGTAATAAAGGATTAAAAGGCGCTCCATTTTTACTTGCTTTCTTTACACCACTTGCATGATTACAAGCATTGTAAAGTTTCTCATATATATTTTTCATATTTTTTTTATTTATTTGATACACATTAGTTTCACTACTCATATTTGATTCCCCATAGTTTAGTTATTAGTTGTTTTTGTTCATCTGCTAAATCTTTATAGTAAAAGAAATGATTAAGATCTGGTGGTTCTATCATCAAAGCTAACTTCTTAATATCACCCTCACAAAACATAATCATTTTTTCCCATAATAAAATTTTATCTATCATGATATTATAAAGATGTTGCAAGTGATCTGCCTTCATCAACTCATGGCTTTGATCAAAGATAACATAATCCTTATCATTAACGTATACCAGGTAAGGTATCTTCTTTGTTGCCATGTAGTAAAACGAAGTTTGTGTTAAGTTTTCAAGTGTAGGTTCAGTAGGCAGATCTTGAGAGATCATGTTCCATTCTTCTTTACCTTTTACTTTTCTTAAATTAGGTGGCTTAGTTTTTAATTCTATAAATTTTGTTTTGGTTTCATAATCTATTCTGCCAATAACAGGTTTGATCATATCAAATTCTTTTATGCTAACATATCTTTCACAAACTAATTTTTCTTTTTCAACAATTTGTTGCACAACTTTTTTTGTAATTGGAATACAATCCTCTGCAAATTTAACCATAGCTTCTCTGCCAAACTTATCTTTAGCATCAACCGGTGGATTTTTATTTATTTCATCTTGCTCTGCTTTAAAACAAACATTATAATCTCGATCCCACTCTGTCTCTTTAATTGTTTTTGATTTGTAAATTACATCTGCAATTAATTTCTGGACCACATTATTTACCAGGTTTCCAAAGTTAGCTTTGTATCTAAATGGAAACTTCCTTCTAACTTCTTGAGGGAAAGTGTAGCCAATAATATTTTTTGCAAATGGAGTTGACGTTGATGAATACGACCAATGATCTAAACCATCACCACCATTAAATATTGAAAATGCTTTTTCGATTTTTTTGTTTTCCATTTTTTTTGCAAGTAATACAGGCATTTAATTATGTTGTCAACGGATAACTAAATTTGTATAACGGAGTGAAAAATGATTAAAAAAAAACTTCCATATAAAAAGGTGCGCATAGTTTGGGTTGATATTTGTAGCAGCTCACAATGGTACGATGATTTATCTGACGTGGATAAGTTTAGTTATTCCTGGTGCGAGGATGTTGGCTACCTATATTATAAAGATTCTAAAGTAGTAAAAATCTTTACATCTTTTTCTTATGATGATGACAAATTATCCATTGGAAATATTACAGCATATCCACGCGCTGTTGTTAAAAAAATTATAAAGGAAAAATGACAAATTCTGGAATCTTCAAAGAACCTGGTTGTGTCGAGGAATTAAAAAGACATAAACGTTTTATAAAAAAACAACAATCTATTATTGATTCACTTGAAACTGAACTTGAAATAAAAGAATATGAAATTAAAACTTTAAAAGAAAGATTAAAAAATGGCTAGAGATGTTTATGCTTTTAGCAATGGACTTTACTCAGATTTTCACCGCAAATACGATGGGATTGCTTATATTGATGTTGATTCTGTTGAATGTTGCGCCTATTGTTATGAACCTTTAGCTATAATTGAAACCTGTTATGACAAAGGTCAACAATTTAAGGCTACAACCCTCTCAAAGATCATCGCTGAGCGCTTAAATATACCCTGCTGGCTTGTATTTTATAGAGAATTGACACCAAGTAGCCTAACCTTTAGAATTAAACGTATACGTAGCTCTAAGACAGAGTTTCGACTAATGAATGAGGATCAATGGGTTAAAATCTTAAGATCCTTGCACGACCACCATAAACTAAAATGTAAATCTAAAAAACGAAAGGATAAATAATGAATGTAAGTAGAGGATTTTTACATATAACTTATAAGTTGTATCACCATCTAGATATTTTAGATGGAGTAAAGAAATCTTATTGTTTAAATGTTTTCTTATCTGTGATGAAATATGCATGGAAAAAAAACGGATATAAGGCACAACTAAGGCACGAAACTATCCATAAAGATACAGGTCTTTGCCGGACCACAATTAAAGATTGTTTGGAAACTCTAAATAAACTTAATATTATAAAAGCTATTAGAGGTCGATCTGGTAAAACTTATATTGTTAATGAGGTATTTTTAAGAGCAGAAAAACTTTATGAACAAACCCAGATAGCCGTGTCACCGACACCAGATAGCCGTAATACGACTACATTAGAAGAAACATTATCCATTAATACTATAGGTAAAATTGTTAAGAGTTTTGCAGGGGATAAGGAAAGAATTATAGATGAATTATCCAAGCTACCTACTGAGGAACTTAAAGCAGAAACTGTTAATGTATATCTATGTAAACAAGCATTACAATTGAAAGAGGATAAGGAACGAGAAAGCAAAGCTAATTATGTTAGTAGTGATAAAATTTTGTCGGCATTGTCCAGGATAAAAAAAGAAACAAACCCTAGATATATTGAAAAAAAAAATTACAATATCCGTAATGGAATTAAACCATGGGAAAATAAATAATGCCTGGTAGAGCGCAGAGGAAAGTATTTTGCCAAGGATTTACTAGAGCAGGTTTAAGATTAGGCTTAAAGATCCCTTGTAAAATGAAAGGCTATCCATTATCTGGTGGTAAGATATTTAAATGTAAATATCATGGCTATCAAAATTATGATAAATTTAATAAAGCTAACTACACAGATGAATCGAGAATAAAACAACTATCCAAACTAATACAATTTAGGAACTATACAGATGAACAAATCAAAGAATACTATTACACCCAAACCAAACCAAGAATTAATATCCGAGCAAAATCTATCTACCATAGAAGAAAAATTGGTAAGAGGTTTAACCCTTACAGAGATTCTGGAGGAAAAGCAGTATCCATTCAGTTTGATGAAGTTTTACAATTACTTAAAAAAAAATCCAGAACTAGAAACCAGAATAGTTGAGGCAAGAAAACTAGGTATCCAAACTCTAATAGACAAACTGTTGCAAGTATTTAACTATCAAGAAGTTGAATCTCCAAACGAAGTGCTCTGGATTAGAGAAAAAACGAAATTTATCCAATGGGTTGCCGGCAAAATATCCGATTTATATAGCGATAACAAACCTATTAAACAAAATATTGATACTAAAATGACTATATCCTGGGAGGATAACACGGATAATATGATTGATATATCCGGGGATATAACTGATATATCCCCAGATAATAAATAATTATTCTGATCTTTTTATATTAATAATTAATTCTATTTCAGAACTATAAGGATGATTTAATTCTTCATATTCTTCTAAAAAAGAAACCATCTTTTTTAATCTTTGACCA